TAACCACACCACGGCATACCGTGATGGTGCGGGTATCTGGACCATTTGTCGTGGTGCCACCAGGGTGGATGGCAAACCTGTCGTCCCGGGCATGAAGTTGTCGAAGAAAAAATGCGACCAGGTTAACGCCATTGAGCGTGATAAGGCGCTGGCATGGGTGGAGAAAAACATCAAAGTGCCACTGACTGAACCCCAGAAAGCGGGGATCGCGTCATTCTGCCCGTATAACATTGGCCCCGGTAAGTGTTTCCCGTCGACGTTTTATAAACGAATTAATGCAGGCGATCGCCGGGGTGCATGCGAGGCGATTCGCTGGTGGATTAAAGACGGTGGCAGAGACTGCCGTATCCGCTCAAATAACTGTTATGGTCAGGTATCCCGTCGTGACCAGGAGAGCGCGCTGGCGTGCTGGGGTATCGACAGATAAGCAGAATATTTTGCTGAAAAATGACGTTGGCCAACGCGGACGGATAACACGAAATCCTGCGAACTGGCAAAACCTAAGTGAATAAAAGTAAAAACCCCGTTTGTTGGCAGCAAGCGGGGTTTTGTGTTTCTGACCTTGGATAAGGCAAGGGAGAACATGGAAAAGTATAAACGAATTCTGTTGAGGTTGACTATGAAAAACGGCCCTGAACTGAAAGCGCCAGTAAGTGATGACATCAGCAGAGCGCTGGCTTTTGCTATTAAGTGGGTGGCGGTTGGTATCGCTGTGTCTCCGATACTGTATGGGCTGGCAAAACTGGTCATTGCGTTGAAATCGTGAAGGGAGGATTAAACATGTCAGACAAACTCATAATGCTGGCGAAGATCCTCTGTGTAATCGTCGGCATTTCATTTTCACTAATGCTGGTTGCTCTTTTTCTTTCCATGGGCTTGATGATGTTATCTTCGTCGGGGCTGCTGGGGTGAGCATAAACCGAATGCTTTCCGCGTTTACCGTTATTCTGCTGGTGGTCTGTGGTGCGCTTAGTCTGGGGCTGAATCATTACCGCGATAACGCCATCATCTACAAAGCGCAGCGCGATAAAAAAGCCAGAGAGCTGGAGCAGGCAAACGCAACCATTACTGATATGCAGGTGCGCCAGCGCGATGTTGCTGCGCTCGATGCAAAATACTCGAGGGAATTAGCCGATGCGAGAGCTGAAAATGAAACTCTGCGTGCTGATGTTGCCGCTGGTCGTAAGCGCCTGCGGATCAACGCCACCTGCTCCGGTACCGTGCGTGAAGCCACCGGCACCTCCGGCGTGGGCAATGATGCCGCCGTCGAACTCTCTCCGGTTGCTGGACGAAACGTTCTCGGTATCAGAGACGGAATCATCAGCGACCAGGCTGCATTGAGAATGCTTCAGGAATATATCCGCACTCAGTGTATTAACTAGTATTTTTGTTATCCGGAGAATGCATGAAGAAATTACTGGTAACCGTAAAGCCTTTTCAGGGAACAATTCCGTTCCGTATTTTGCAGCGTGGTCGTGTTCTTGTTGAAGGTTCGTTCAGTGGTAAATGTACGCAATTACACTCCCGGACCTTTCAGGTGAATGCCACGAATGAAGAGCTAACCGTTGAGTGTACGATGAATACCGCTAAATGCCGTATGGTATCGGCTGCATTACAGCCAGTGTGTTGAGCGACCTTATTATCCATGCGCGGTATTGTCGCCGTATTCCCGTATTAACAGAGACCGCAGCCCGACAGGGAGACTCCTCTGCGCGAGTGTGCGGGGATAATCAAAAACGATACACACCGGGGTTTACCGCGTTAACGGAGCGCGGCGTTGTCCCCTCATAGTCGCCTGTCCGGTGCGATGGTGGAAGAAACTGGATTTGTTGCAACTGATAACCATTATCATTTTCTCGGGTCCTTTCCGGCATATGGACCCGTTACGGGGCGGCGACCTCGCGGATTTTCACTATTTATGAGATTTTTTGAGGGGGGGGTTGTTGTTTAATTGTTTGGTATATCTAATTGATAAATAAGGTGAAAATAAAATAAATACAACAACCTTACGATGTATTTTGATGTCGTCAATGCGAAATATGTCAATGATATCAAATGGTTTTGCAAAAACACATGGGTGTTGTATCGCTTTTTATCGATGACTTATGGAGAGGAGATGGCCTTTTTATTGAATAAAAGTGATATGGCCTCCTCCATCGGTATCTCTGTTCAGGCATTTGATAAATGGGGCGTTCCTCCTGTTGAACGTCGGGGGAGGGAAGTTTTATATGACGTTAAAACTGTACTGGAGATAGATCGCGAGCGGCGACAACACAATCAGAGAACACCTGATGACGGGGGAGAACTGGAGGAAAGGCTGCTTCGGGCCAGAGCTGAACTGACAGAAGAACAGGCTGTAGCTCAAAAACTTAAAAATCAGGTAACCGAAGGTAAGCTCATTGATTCAGACTTCTGCGTTTTCGCCCTCAGCAAACTGGCGATGGCATTGTCCAGTACGCTTGATTCCATTCCGTTATCCATGCAGCGACAGTTCCCGGATTTAACGCCACGTCATATTGACCATCTGAAAACCCTTATTGCAAAGGGCGCAAATCAGTGTGCGCGGGCAGGGGATAAATTACCGGATTTGCTGGATGAATATATCAGAGCAACAACTGAATAATATGATGGCTGCCGTTTCGGTTGCGCTGCAGCCTCTGGTCAGAGTTGTACCGATGACGGCAGTTGAATGGGCTGATCAAAATTATTATTTGCCTAAAGACTCCTCATACGGTGACGGCGAATGGAAAACGCTGCCATTCCAGATCGCCATCATGAACAGCATGGGGAATGTTCAGATCCGCACTGTTAATCTGATTAAATCTGCCCGTGTTGGCTATACAAAGATGTTGCTGGGGGTGGTCGGGTATTTTATTGAGCATAAATCCCGAAACAGTCTGCTTTTTCAGCCCACGGATTCTGCCGCTGAAGATTTTATGAAGTCTCACGTGGAGGCGACGATTCGGGACGTGGCATGCCTGAAAGATCTTTCCCCGTGGCTGGGTCGTAAACATCGTGACAATACTCTCACACTGAAACGCTTTTCATCGGGGGTGGGGTTCTGGTGTCTGGGTGGTGCGGCAGCAAAAAACTACCGTGAAAAATCCGTGGACGTGGTCTGCTATGACGAACTTTCCTCGTTCGAGCCGGATGTCGAAAAAGAGGGCTCGCCAACCCTGCTGGGGGATAAGCGTATTGAGGGGTCGGTGTGGCCAAAATCCATTCGCGGCTCGACGCCTAAAATCAAAGGCTCCTGCCAGATCGAAAAAGCGGCCAACGAGTCGGCGCATTTCATGCGTTTTTATGTGCCCTGCCCGCACTGTGGGGAGGAGCAGTATCTGAAATTTGGCGATGAATCCACGCCTTTTGGCCTTAAATGGGAGAAGGACAGCCCCGAAAGCGTTTTCTACCTCTGTGAACATCATGGCTGCGTGATCCATCAGTCTGAGCTTGACCAGAGCAACGGGCGGTGGATCTGTGAAAATACGGGGATGTGGACCCGTGACGGTCTGACGTTTTTCAGCGCCGCGGATAATGAAATTCCGCCGCCGCGCTCCATCACGTTCCACATCTGGACGGCGTACAGTCCGTTCACCACCTGGGTACAGATAGTCTATGACTGGCTGGATGCACTGAAAGATCCCAACGGCCTGAAAACCTTTGTGAACACCACGCTGGGCGAGACCTGGGAAGAGGCCGTGGGCGAAAAACTCGATCACCAGGTACTGATGGATAAGGTTGTGCGTTACACGGCGGCGGTGCCTGCCCGGGTGGTTTATCTGACGGCGGGCATTGACTCGCAGCGAAACCGTTTTGAGATGTATGTCTGGGGATGGGCACCGGGAGAGGAAGCCTTTCTGGTGGATAAAATCATCATTATGGGGCGTCCCGATGAGGAAGAGACGCTGTTACGTGTGGATGCGGCGATCAACAAAAAATACCGTCATGCAGACGGAACCGAAATGACCATTTCCCGTGTCTGCTGGGACACCGGGGGGATCGATGGCGAAATCGTTTATCAGAGATCAAAAAAACACGGTGTTTTCCGGGTGCTGCCGGTAAAAGGCGCATCTGTCTATGGCAAGCCGGTGATCACCATGCCAAAAACCCGCAATCAGCGGGGCGTGTATCTGTGTGAAGTGGGGACGGACACCGCAAAAGAAATTCTCTATGCCCGTATGAAAGCCGATCCCACACCTGCGGATGCAGCCACGTCGTATGCCATCCGTTTTCCTGATGATCCGGAGATTTTTTCGCAGACAGAGGCGCAGCAACTGGTGGCGGAAGAGCTGGTGGAGAAGTGGGAAAAAGGAAAGATGCGTCTGTTGTGGGATAACAAAAAGCGGCGTAACGAAGCGCTGGACTGCCTGGTGTATGCCTACGCGGCATTACGTGTGTCCGTGCAACGCTGGCAGCTTGATCTGGCTGTACTGGCAAAATCCCGGGAAGAAGAGACGACCCGGCCAACCCTGAAAGAACTGGCAGCGAAGCTGTCCGGAGGAGTGAATGGTTACAGTCGCTGAACTGCAGGCGCTGCGTCAGGCGCGCCTTGATTTATTAACCGGTAAACGGGTGGTGTCTGTCCAGAAAGATGGTCGCAGAATTGAATATACGGCGGCTTCTCTGGATGAGCTTAACCGTGCGATCAATGATGCGGAGTCGGTACTGGGGACAACCCGCCGTCGCCGTCGTCCGCTGGGAGTGAGGTTATGAAACGAACGCCTGTCCTGATTGATGTGAACGGCGTTCCGCTTCGGGAGAGCCTCAGCTACCACGGGGGCGGTGCAGGATTTGGCGGGCAAATGGCGGAGTGGTTGCCACCCTCGCAGAGTGCCGATGCGGCCCTGCTGCCCGCGTTGCGTCTGGGGAATGCCCGTGCAGATGATCTGGTGCGCAATAACGGGATAGCGGCTAATGCGGTGGCCCTGCATAAGGATCATATTGTCGGGCATATGTTTCTGATCAGCTACCGTCCGAACTGGCGCTGGCTGGGGATGCGGGAGACTGCGGCAAAAAGTTTTGTCGATGAGGTGGAGGCGGCCTGGTCGGAATACGCAGAAGGGATGTTTGGCGAGATCGACGTGGAAGGGAAACGCACGTTTACGGAATTTATCCGTGAAGGTGTGGGCGTTCATGCCTTTAACGGCGAAATCTTTGTGCAGCCGGTCTGGGATACGGAGAGCACGCAGCTGTTTCGTACGCGTTTTAAAGCCGTGAGTCCGAAACGGGTGGACACGCCAGGGCACGGTATGGGGAACCGCTTTCTGCGGGCCGGTGTGGAGGTCGATCGATATGGCCGTGCCGTTGCGTACCATATCTGTGAGGATGATTTTCCGTTCTCCGGGAGTGGACGATGGGAACGGATCCCGCGTGAACTTCCCACCGGGCGTCCGGCCATGCTGCATATTTTCGAGCCGGTGGAGGACGGGCAGACCCGTGGAGCCAATCAGTTTTACAGCGTCATGGAACGGCTGAAGATGCTGGATTCCCTGCAGGCAACACAGCTTCAGTCGGCCATAGTGAAGGCGATGTATGCAGCGACGATTGAAAGTGAACTGGATACCGAAAAGGCCTTTGAATATATCGCGGGGGCACCACAGGGTCAGCAGGATAATCCGCTTATTAATATTCTGGAGAAGTTCTCCAGCTGGTATGACACGAATCATGTGACGCTGGGCGGTGTCAAAATTCCGCACCTTTTCCCCGGTGATGATCTGAAACTGCAGACCGCGCAGGATTCAGACAATGGATTTTCGGCGCTTGAACAGGCGCTGCTGCGGTATATCGCCGCCGGTCTTGGCGTTTCCTACGAACAGTTGTCCCGTGATTACTCGAAGGTCAGTTATTCAAGTGCCCGCGCCTCCGCCAATGAGTCGTGGCGCTATTTTATGGGACGACGAAAATTTATAGCGTCCCGGCTGGCCACGCAGATGTTTTCCTGCTGGCTGGAAGAGGCACTTCTTCGGGGGATTATCCGTCCGCCACGGGCACGTTTTGATTTTTATCAGGCGCGATCAGCCTGGTCACGGGCAGAGTGGATTGGAGCCGGAAGAATGGCCATTGACGGGCTCAAGGAGGTCCAGGAATCGGTGATGCGTATTGATTCCGGACTGAGCACCTATGAGAAAGAGCTGGCGCTGATGGGTGAGGATTATCAGGACATTTTCCGCCAGCAGGTCAGGGAATCCGCAGAGCGGGAAAAGGCCGGACTCTCACGTCCGGTGTGGATAGCGCAGGCGTATCAGCAGCAGATAGCGGAGAGCCGCAGGCCGGAAGAGGAGACAACACCACGTGAGACGTAATCTTTCACACATTATTGCCGCAGCGTTCAATGAACCGCTGCTTCTGGAGCCCGCCTATGCGCGGGTTTTCTTTTGCGCGCTGGGGCGCGAGATGGGGGCAGCAAGTCTTTCGGTTCCACAACAGCAGGTACAGCTTGATGCTCCCGGAATGCTGGCTGAAACGGACGAGTACATGGCCGGAGGTAAACGACCGGCCCGTGTTTACCGGGTGGTGAACGGTATTGCTGTACTGCCGGTGACCGGCACGCTGGTGCACCGGCTGGGTGGCATGCGGCCATTTTCCGGAATGACAGGCTATGACGGCATTGTCGCCTGTCTTCAGCAGGCAATGGCGGATAGCCAGGTGCGGGGCGTATTGCTGGACATTGACAGTCCGGGCGGGCAGGCCGCAGGCGCGTTTGACTGCGCTGACATGATTTACCGCCTCCGGCAGCAGAAGCCGGTCTGGGCACTGTGTAATGACACGGCCTGTTCTGCAGCCATGCTGCTGGCGTCGGCCTGCTCCCGACGGCTGGTTACCCAGACATCCCGTATCGGCTCCATTGGCGTGATGATGAGCCATGTCAGCTATGCCGGTCATCTGGCGCAGGCCGGAGTGGATATCACGCTGATTTATGCCGGGGCGCATAAGGTGGATGGCAATCAGTTTGAAGCGTTACCGTCAGAGGTGCGTCAGGACATGCAGCAGCGCATTGATGCGGCGCACCGGATGTTTGCCGAAAAAGTGGCGATGTATACCGGGCTGTCTGTGGATGCGGTCACGGGGACAGAGGCTGCCGTTTTTGAAGGTCAGTCCGGTATTGAGGCCGAACTGGCGGATGAATTAATCAATGCGTCGGATGCCATCAGTGTGATGGCTGCGGCGCTGAACACACATGATACAGGAGGCACTATGCCGCAATTAACTGCAACGGAAGCTGCCGCGCAGGAGAACCAGCGTGTGATGGGGATCCTGACGTGTCAGGAAGCGAAAGGACGTGAACAGCTTGCCACGATGCTGGCAGGACAACAGGGCATGAGCGTTGAACAGGCCCGGGCGATTCTGGCCGCGGCAGCATCACAGCAGCCGGTGGCATCCGCGCAGAGTGAAGCCGATCGCATTATGGCGTGTGAAGAAGCGAAAGGTCGTGAACAACTGGCGGCAACGCTGGCGGCGATGCCGGATATGACGGTGGAAAAAGCCCGCCCTGTCCTGGCGGCTGCACCACGGGCGGATGCCGGGCCCTCACTCCGTGATCAGATTATGGATCTGGAGGAGGCAAAAGGGGCTGAGGCGCAGGCTGAAAAACTGGCGGCCTGCCCGGGAATGACCGTGGAGAACGCCCGGGCTGTGCTGGCTGCGGGATCAGGTAAGGCAGAACCGGTTTCTGCATCCACAACCGCCCTGTTTGAACATTTCATGGCGAACCATTCACCGGCAGCGGTGCAGGGTGGCGTGCCACAGACGTCAGCAGACGGTGATGCGGACGTGAAAATGCTCATGGCCATGCCATGAAGTCAGTGCTGACATCAATATGAGGTTTTAACAAAATGGTGACGAAAACCATCACTGAACAACGTGCGGAAGTACGTATTTTTGCCGGTAATGATCCGGCTCATACCGCCACAGGCAGCAGCGGGATTTCTCAGGCAACACCGGCACTGACCCCCCTGATGCTGGATGAAGCCAGCGGGAAACTGGTTGTCTGGGACGGACAGAAAGCCGGTAGTGTGGCTGGCATACTGGTACTGCCGCTTGAAGGCACAGAGACGGTGCTGACCTATTACAAGTCGGGGACCTTTGCGACGGAGGCAATCCGCTGGCCTGAACGTGTGGATGAACACAAAAAGGCCAACGCCTTTGCTGGCACAGCCCTGAGTCACGCGGCGCTGCCGTAACACGTTATCAGCCACCGCGTTGGCCTGACTGATTTCTGAATGAAAGGAACTGATTTATGGGATTGTTTACGACCCGCCAGTTACTCGGTTATACCGAACAAAAAGTGAAATTTCGTGCGCTGTTTCTGGAACTGTTTTTCCGCCGTACGGTGAATTTCCACACCGAAGAGGTGATGCTGGACAAAATTACCGGAAAAACGCCGGTGGCAGCCTATGTCTCCCCGGTTGTTGAAGGAAAAGTGCTGCGTCATAGTGGTGGTGAAACCCGCGTGTTACGTCCGGGCTACGTCAAGCCGAAACACGAATTTAATTACCAGCAGGCGGTGGAGCGCCTTCCCGGTGAAGATCCGGCGCAGCTGAACGACCCGGCCTACCGTCGTCTGCGTATCATCACCGATAACCTCAAACAGGAAGAGCATGCCATTGTCCAGGTGGAAGAAATGCAGGCGGTGAATGCCGTGCTGTATGGCAAATACACCATGGAAGGGGAGCAGTTTGATACTGTCGAGGTGGATTTCGGGCGCTCTGAAGGAAATAACATTGAGCAGGCTGATGGTAAAAAATGGTCTGAGCAGGACCGTGATACGTTTGATCCGACGCATGATATTGACCTCTACTGCGATCAGGCCAGCGGTCTTGTGAATATCGCCATTATGGACGGTACGGTCTGGCGTCTGTTGAATGGCTTTAAGCTGTTCCGCGAAAAACTGGATACCCGTCGCGGCTCAAATTCACAACTCGAAACGGCAGTGAAAGACCTGGGGGCGGTGGTGTCTTTCAAAGGGTATTACGGCGATCTGGCCATTGTGGTGGCGAAAACGTCTTATGTGGCAGAGGACGGTACCGAAAAACGTTATCTGCCGGAGGGCACGCTGGTCCTGGGGAATACGGCGGCAGAGGGGATTCGTTGTTACGGTGCCATTCAGGATGCGCAGGCGTTGTCCGAAGGTGTGGTGGCTTCTTCCCGTTACCCGAAACACTGGCTGACCGTGGGCGATCCGGCCCGTGAATTCACCATGACGCAGTCTGCACCGCTGATGGTGCTGCCGGATCCGGATGAGTTTGTGGTGGTACAGGTGAAATAATCCGGGAGCGGGGGCGAAATGCCCCCGTGTCTTTTTTCACAGGGGGCTGAGATGGCAACAAAAGAAGAAAATCTGAATCGTCTTCGTCAACTGGCTGGTCTGCTGGGGCGCGAGGCGGATATGTCGGGGAGTGCTGCGGATATTGCTCAGCGTGTGTCTGAGTGGGAAGAGGAGCTTGCTGCTTCCCGGGAGGACATTATGCACTCTGATGAGAGCGGGTCTGATCAAAATGACACAGACGATGGTGAGCCGTTGAACAACACGGATGCTCCGGATGATGTTAAAGCCGTCCGTGTGCGCAAGTGCCTGCATGTGATGGGGGATTGCCCGGAGACAGGCCGTCCTGTTGAGCTTACGTTCCGGGGGATGCGTGTTCTGGTGCCATCATCACTGGCAATGGCCATGATACAGCACGGAACGGCTGAGTATGCGTGATTTTCAGAATGCCTTTGATGCCGCCCTTGCGGGGGTGGACAGCACGATTGTTGAAGTGATGGGGATCCGTGCGCAGTTCACCTCCGGAGCACAGCGTGGCGGTGAAGTTCTGGGGGTTTTTGACGATCCGGAGTCGCTGGGTTTTGCCGGTGGCGGGGTCCGTATTGAAGGAAGCAGCCCGTCATTATTTGTGCGGACGGATACGGTGCGTGCCGTGCGGCGTGGTGACACGCTGACCATTAACGGCGGGATGTTCTGGGTGGATCGTGTTTCTCCGGATGACGGGGGCAGCTGTTATCTCTGGCTCAACCGTGGGCAACCACCCGCAGTTAACCGGCGACGATAAACGCAGGGTGAAATTATGGCGATAAAAGGGCTTGATCAGGCGATTGACAATCTGAGCCGGGTTCGTAAAAACGCCATTCCGGCGGCTTCAGCAATGACGATTAACCGCGTGGCCACAACGGCGATTAATCAGTCTTCATCACAGGTTGCCCGGGAGACAAAGGTACGCCGGAAACTGGTTAAGGAACGGTCCAGACTGAAACGGGCCACGGTCAGAAATCCGAATGCAAAAATTATCGTTAACCGCGGTGATCTCCCTGTGATTAAGCTGGGGATCAGAATGCTGGGGCGTCGTCCGGACAGCATACTCAAAGCCGGTCAGCATCGTTATCAGCGGGCATTTATCCAGCGATTAAATAATGGGCGCTGGCATGTTATGCAACGTCTTCCCGAAGCCAGATATGAGAAGGGCTATGACGACAAGGGAAGGAAAAAGCGTAATCGCCTTCCCATTCAGGTGGTGAAAATCCCGATGGCGGCCCCACTGAAACAGGCGTTTGATGAAAACGTTGACCGTATCCGTCGTGAACGCCTGCCCAAAGAACTGGCATATGCGCTGAAACAACAACTGAGGATTGCGATAAAACGATGAAACACACTGATATTCGTGCCGCCGTGCTGGATGCACTCGAGCAGCATGAACACGGGGCGACGCTGTTTGATGGTCGCCCCGTTGTTTTTGACGAAGAGGATTTTCCCGCGATCGCGGTTTATCTGACGGATGCAGAGTATACCGGTGAAGAGCTGGATGCAGATACCTGGCGGGCCACACTGCATATTGAGGTGTTTTTACCGGCACAGGTACCGGATTCAGAGCTTGATCTGTGGATGGAAAGCCGGATTTACCCGGCGATAACTGCGATCCCGGCACTGGCGGGCATGATTACCACGATGGTTACGCAGGGCTATGAGTATCGTCGTGATGACGATATGGCATTGTGGAGTTCTGCAGATCTGACTTATTCCATTACATACGAGATGTGAGGACGATATGGCAACACCAAATCCTCTGGAGCCGGTAAAAGGTGCCGGTACCACACTGTGGGTTTACACCGGCAAGGGTGATGCTTATGCAAACCCGTTGTCAGACGATGACTGGCAGCGACTGGCGAAGGTGAAGGATCTGACCCCCGGCGAGATGACGGCGGAATCCTACGATGATAACTATCTGGATGATGAGGATGCTGACTGGGTATCCACCGGGCAGGGGCAGAAATCTGCCGGTGACACCAGTTTTACGCTGGCCTGGAAGCCGGGTGAGAAAGGGCAGCGCGATTTGATTGCCTGGTTTGACAGCAGTGAGACACGGGCCTACAAAATCCGTTTCCCGAACGGCACGGTGGATGTGTTCCGTGGCTGGGTGAGTGCTATTGGTAAAGCGGTGACCGCCAAAGAGGTGATCACCCGTACCGTGAAGATCACCAATATCGGCCGTCCGTCGCTGGCGGAAGATCAGGGGGACATCACACCGGTCACCGGTATTACCGTGACGCCACCAACGGGCAATGTGGCAAAAGGTCAGAATATCACCCTGACCGTGGCTGTTCAGCCTGAAGGGGCGACGGATAAAACATTCCGTGCCACGTCGGCGAATCAGAATTTCGCCACCATTACCGTGAAGGGGAACACGATCACGGTGAAAGGTGTTGCGGCAGGTAAAGCACAGATCCCTGTGGTTACCGGCAATGGTGAGTTTGCGGCAGTGGCGGAAATTACCGTCACGGATGGTGCAACGGGTTAAGCTGAGGGAGTGATAAAGCATGTTTCTGAAAACAGAACAATTTGAATATAACGGTGTGTCTGTCACGCTTTCTGAGCTGTCTGCGCTGCAGCGTATTGAGCATCTTGCCCTCCTGAAACGGCGGGCAGAAGAGGCTGAAGCCTGCGGTAACCGGCAGGTGAGCGTGGAGGACCTTGTCAGAACCGGGGCGTTTCTGGTGGCGATGTCCCTGTGGCATAACCATCCACAGAAAACGGCGTCACCGTCAATGAATGAGGCCGTGATGAAGATAGAGCAGGAAGTGCTCACCACCTGGCCTGCCGATGCCATTGCCCGGGCGGAAGACGTTGTGTTGTGCCTGTCCGGGATGATCGAAGCTGTTCGTCCGGATACTGATATCACCGAAGTGGCGAAAAATAACGTGCTGACTGATGATGATTTTTCTGCGGGAAAGTCTTCGACGGCGAGCTGAATTTTGCCCTCAGACTGGCGCGTGAGATGGGGAGACCCGACTGGCGCGCCATGCTTGCCGGGATGACATCCACCGAATATGCCGACTGGCGACATTTTTACCGCACGCATTATTTTCACGATACCCAGCTGGATATACATTTTTCCGGGCTGACGTACGCCGTACTCAGCCTTTTTTTTTGCGATCCGGATATGCATCCCTCTGATTTCAGTCTGCTTGTCCCCCGGCATGAGGAAGCGCAGGTGGAGAGGCAGGATGAGGACAAAATGCTGATGCAGAAAGCGGCAGGACTTGCCGGAGGCGTCCGGTTCGGTGGGGACGGAGGGCGCGATATTTTATCGTCTGCGGATGTGGTGGATGATGCCGTATTAATGATGGTTTCAGCGGGGATTTCCGGAGGTGTGAGATATGTCCCAGCCGGTTGGTGATCTTGTTATTGACCTGAGTCTGGATGCGGTCCGTTTCGATGAGCAGATGAGCCGGGTAAGGCGTCATTTTTCCGGACTGGATACCGACGCCAGAAAGACCGCCAGTGCTGTTGAGCAGGGGCTGAGCCGCCAGGCGCTGGCTGCACAAAAAGCCGGGATTTCCGTCGGGCAGTATAAAGCGGCCATGCGAACCCTGCCTGCACAGTTTACGGATATCGCCACGCAGCTTGCCGGTGGTCAGAATCCCTGGCTCATCCTGCTGCAACAGGGCGGTCAGGTGAAGGACTCATTCGGCGGGATGCTCCCCATGTTCCGGGGGCTTGCCGGTG